CCTAGGATCTGCTTGACGACGTCGCGCTCGATCTGCGTCGGGGCGGTGATTTGCGCCGCCTCGAGCGCCTTTGCCATCTTCTTCTCGACGGGCGTCAGCGCCTCCCATGCGCGGCCGCCATATTTACCCGCCGCGCCGATCAGTCCCGCCAGGAAGGCCGAACCGCCCGCGGCATAGAGCACATTCTGCGCCGCTTCGCCTGGCGTCAGCTCCTCGCCGAGCAACGCCCGATTTTCGGCCATCGTCGGGATCTGCAGCGCTTCGGTCAGCCCGCCGACCAGCGCCTCGCGCGCGGCGATGCCCAGCACCGTCTTGCCCCCGCCGCCGATCGGCAGGGTGATGATGTTCCACGGATCCTCCATCGCCTTCGTCACGCCGCCCGCGATCGACGCCGCGGTGCCGCCCAAGCCTTCGCTGCGATCCAGCGTGCCGCGCGCCCGCGCGCGCTTCGCCTGGTCGCGCGCGATATAGGGGGCCAGGATCTGGTCGCGGCTCGCGGGAAGGTCGGACAGGAAATCGGGCCGCCCCTTGCGGATCCGCTGCACTTCGGCAACCAGAGCGTCGCCGACCTGTTCGCGGGTCGCATCGTCGAGCAGCCCTGCCGCCGCATAGACATTCGCCGGCATCGCCTTGTCGAGCGCGACGTTGCGCGTCACCTTGCCCATCGATGGCGGCAGGAACAGCGGCAGCCCCTGTTGGCGGCGCACCGCATTGACCGCGCTCAACGTGCTTTCGAAAGCCTCGTCATACAGGCGGTTCTGGTAATCGCTATTGTCCGCATCCTGCAGGTCGCGCGCCGCGCGGAATGCCTGCCCCATCGTCGCGGGAGGCCCGCTGTCGGGACGAACGGGCGCGAGATCGACGTCATCGCCGGCATATCCGGCAAAGGGGCTGCTCGCCATGCTACAGCCCTTCGTAGGCCGATCGCGGCCCCTGCACGTTCGGCGCCGGCGGCGCGATATAGACGGGGCCGCGCGTATCGCGTTGCCGTGTGCCGGGTCGCGCTGGGCCGGCTGCTGCGCCGCCCAGCTTCGACACGTCGACCTCGAGCGGCGTGCGGCCGTCCTCGATCACGACAAATTCGCCCCGCGCGCTGACAAAGCGATATTTGCCATTCGGTTGCATGACGGGAGTAAAGCGCTGACGCAGCTCCTCGCCGGGGATGCGCGTCTTGTCGCCGCGATAGGCGCGCGACGGCTTGTAGCCGCCCAGCCGGGCATCGAACTGCTGCTGCGTCATCGTCGGGGGCAGCAGCACCTTGGCGCCGTTCCACTCGCCGACACCGCCGGCCATGCCGTTCACGGTCCCCCCGAGCGCTTCGCGCACGGCACCGCGGAACAGCGCCGGGTCGAATTCGTCCTTGCCCTTGCTCGACGCCGACTGGCGATAAAGCTCGACCGCCGACAGATAGGCGGCCTCGCGCGACGCGGCGGGCATGCGCGCCAACGCGTTGCCCGTCGTCTCGCGCCACAGCTGCTGCGCCTCTTTCGCGGGCACCGGATATTCCTTGCGCAGCCCGATACCGCGATAGACACCCTGTTGCACTTCGGGGCGCAGCCCCATCGAATAGGCGAACAGCGCATCGCCTGGCAGCACCTGCCCCGCCGCCTGTTTGGCGGCCGCCGGGCCCAGCTGGCGCAGCTGCCGCGCGATCGCGATCTGCCCTGCCGGCGTCGTCGCATTCGCCGCCAGCTGCTCGGCCTCGGCGTCGGTCAGATATTTGGCGGGCACGCCCATCGCGCGCGCCGTGGCATCCGCCGCCTTGCGCCGCGCCGCGACCGACGCGGGATCGGTCCAATCGACCGGCTGCACGTCGATCCCCATCGCCGCCCCGGCGGCGAGCGGATCATTCTTGACCTGCGCCGTGCGCGTCGTCAGCAGCTCGGACAGCGCCTTGCGCTCGGCTATCAGTCCCGGATCGGCCTTGTCGCCCGCCTTCGCGATCGCGCTGTCGAGCACCTTCACGCGCGCGTCCATCTGCGCCGGCGTCGCATTCTGCCATTCCTTGTTGACCTGTTTCGCCGTCGCGCCTTCCTGCAGGTCGCGCATCCGGTTGGTCAGCTCATATTGCTGCGCCAGCCCCATCGCCTGCGCATATTCGTCGTCGCTGACCGGATAGCCGTTCGTGATGCGATCGCGCACATCGTCGATCTTCTCGATCGCGTCGGCCTTCGCGGCGCGCGCCGCGGCATCGGCCTCGATCTGCTTGCGGCGAATATCGCTGTCGGCTTCATTGCCCAGCGCCTCGATCTGTTCGGGACGCAGCATTGTGTCATACGCATGGCTGTCGAGCATCGCCTTGCGCTGTTCGGGCTCCTGTCCGCGCAGCCAGCTGATCGTCGTCTTTTGCGCGGTATCGCGCCGCCATTGCTGAATAGCGTCCTGCGGCACCCCCTTCGGGACTTCCATCGTTTCGATATCGTGCAGCGCCTCGACATAGTCGTTGAGCGGCTTCCCCTTCATCGAATTGGCGATGACGTCGGCCGAAACCTCCATCTGATCGACCATCAGCTTGGCCGTCTGGCCGCGTTCATAGGCATCGGCAGACACCGCGCGTTCCGATCGCCATTCGGCAAAGCGCTGCTGATAGGCCTGGCGCAGCGACGGGTTGGCGATCGCGCCGATGAATTCCTCGCCCTGCTTGTCGGCGAGCGCGGTCATATCCTTCGCGAAACCGACGGCGCCCGGGATTGCGTTGGCGCGCGCCTCATTCTCGGCAACGCCATAGGCTTCTTTCATCTGCGACCAGCGCAGCATCGCGTCGGTGGCCTGCCGGTCATATTCGCGCTGCGTCTCGAGGCGATGGCGCTCGACGCCGATCTGCCCCGCCACGCCGCCGGCGCGCTGCAGCGCGTCGCCGATCCCGGCGCCATAATCTTCCGGCGTCGCAGTCGGCAGCGCGGTGGCGGTGCGCTGCGGCTGAAGCTGCGGCGAATAGCCGCCGAACATGGGACGCGACGCCATCGATCAGCCTCCCACCGGCTGGCCGTTGACGCGGCCCGCCGCGGCATAGTCGGCCTTGTAGCCCGCGATCTGCCCCGCCGCGCCGATCAGGCCCTCGATCGCGTTGAACACCGCCGTGCGTTTGATCTGCTTCGCCTGCATGTCCAGGCCCTGCGCGCGTCCCTCGCTCGATCGACGCGACAGCATGATATCGAGCTCGCGATTGATCAGGCTTTCCTCTATCGCGGTGCGCGCCGATCCGGTGCCGGGCTGGAAGCCGCTTTCGGCGATGCCCATGATCTGGCGCCCCATGGCGGCGCGGGCGCTCGCGCGGATCTTCTCGACCTCGGCGACCCCGATCTGCCGTTCCTCCTGCGCCTGCGCCTGGGTGACCGCCACATTGTGCTGCGCGGCCTGATATCCCCCGACCGTCTTCACCAGGGCCCCCGCGACCATCAATGGAATTGCGGCTTGCGCCATCAGCTCACCCTCTCGAAAAGCCAGTAATCCTCGCTACGCGGACCCCATGCGCGCAGCATCGCGACGCGGCTGAAGCCTACCCGCTCGAGCCAGCGCCCCTCGGCGGGATACGCATCGCGGCACAGCGCCTCGATGCGGCGCCACGGCCCCTCCGCTACCCGGTCGCGCATGAAGCGCATCACCGCCGCCTGCGCGCGCGCACTCTCGGCGAACTGGCGGCTGAACAGCGCCCAGGCCGACGCCTGCACATCGGCGAACACCTGCCCGAAACCCGCGCAGCACAGGATCGTGCCCTCCGCGGCGATCGCGGTCCACGCGGGCCCCATCGCCTGCAGCTCGACGCCGTGGGCGATATTGCGGATCGGCTCGTAAATGCCGAACTGCCCGTCGACATTGGGCATGCGGTCGAGCGCGAGCACGTCGAGCGGCATCATGGTGCGGATCTCGATCCTCATTGGTCACCTATATCGAGTTTCTTGATCAGCGCCGGCTGCACCCAGGGGAAGGGCGAACGATCTTCCATCGTCACCTGCCCGCGCCGACTATACCCGCCGCCGACCGCCTTCGCCTCCGTCCAGTCCGAAAACAGCGACGGGCCGCTGTCCATCGGGTCGGACGGCGAGCGATTGACCAGCCGGTCGAGCTTTCCGCCGCGGTCGCCCGCGCGCACGCCGAAGCTGTCGAGCAGGCTGGCGACCAGGCCGATCACCCGCTTGATGCGCCCGATCGACGATCCGTCGCGCAGCGGCACGTCGGGGCGCAGCGTCGTGAAGGTCGCGGTGTATAGCCGCCCGATCGTCACCCGGGTGCGCGCCTTGTCCAGCGTGATCGTCCCCGCCGCGCCGACCGTTTGCACCGGCAGCTCGGCGCCGTCGGCGAGGATGCCGACCTCTTCGCCGATCAGATGATCGAGGCCGCCGAACACCTTGGCGGGGGCGCCGTCATAGGCGAGCGCGCTGTCGAGGTGGCATCCGTCCTGCGCCGTCAGCCCCGCTTCCTCGTCCCACCAGTCGGCGAGCTGCTCGAAGCTGCGCGCCCCGTCGCGATCGAGCAGCAGCCACAGATCGTCGCGTGCGCCGTCGGGCGACGGGATCGACACCAGGCTAAGGATCTCGGCGCCCTCGATCGCCAGCGTCGGGCACCAGCCCTTGGTGTCCTGTGCCGGGTTATAGGGGTGCGATGCCGCCGTGCCGTCGCCGCGGAGCATCCACAGCAGCTCCTCGGGCTCGGCCTGATAGGCGAGCTGGCGGATCCCGCCGCGCGTGATCTGCCGCGCCCACAGCGTCATATTGTCGGCAAGATAGCGATCCTGCCCGAAATCATAGGTCGCGGCGCGCAGCTTGCGCGATCCGCGCTGCGCAAAGATCAGCTCGGCCGCCGTGCTGATCGGCTCGATCTCCGATGAACCATGGCTGCTTTGCCGGACGATCTGCAGATTGTCGGCGGCGATCGGCTCGCTGGGGTTGATCGGCCCGATCGCATATTCACCGCTAGCGGTTCCAATGATCATCGCCTGGCGATCGGGGCGCACCCACAGCGCACGATCGGCCAGCCCCATGCGCAGCCGGATCGCCTGATCGGGCTGGGGCGCGCCGCTGTCGTCGAACTCGCTGAAATCGCGAAAGCTGCCCGACACGCTGCCGGCAAGCTGATCGTCGCGGAACAGCCACAGGCGGCCGCGCCAGATGCAGCAAAGCTGCGGATAACCTGCGTCGGCCGAAAACAGGCTGTGCGCCCAGCGCCACGTCGGCGTCGCGGCGAGCGACAGCGGGATCGCGCGCTCGACGACGCCGGTCAGCGTGTCGGCGTCGGTGTAGCCGGTGATGCGGACGATGCCGTATCGATCGTGGCGATAGCGCCATTTGACCCCATAGGGCCCCTTCGAATTGATGTCGGTACCGACATTGTCGCCGTCCCACTGGTCGCCGCGCAGGTGGAACGGCGCTTCGGTGCCGGTGCGCCCGGCGGTCAACGCCTCGTATACGCGTCCCTCGCTGCGGCGCAGGTCATTTACCGAGATCCCGTCGAGCCCGGTCTGCCAGGCCATGACGTCGGCAAAATCCTCCGCCTCGACCAATATGTGCCCGCCGACCATATTGGCGTTGAAGCGCGCGGTGTTGGCGGCCACCGTCACCGCGCCGCCGACCGTCAGCGCGCCGGTGACCGTCAGCGTCAGCCCTTCATTGTCGTTGATGTCGCCGAACGGCCCCCCCTTCAGCGTCTCGGCCTGATAGCTGAAGGCATCGGCGGCGGTGCGGCGCATCGACGCGAAGGGGTAATCGCCGTGCGCCATATATTGCACGTCGAAACTCTGCTGCCGCCAGACCTGCGGCGCGTGCGCGGCGGTATAGGGCACCGCCACCTCGACCGGGTTGCCCCCGACCTCGAGCAGCGCATTGTTGGTGACGAAGCGCAGCTTGCCCTCGCTCCACTCGACGACATAGGCCTGCGTCGCGTTATAGACGAACGTTGTCAGCCAGCTCGCCGACGCCAGCGCCGCACTCCGATACCAGGTGCCGGGCCGCTTTACGATCGCGCCCTCGACCGATGCGGCCATGTTGCCGATGTCGGCGAGCGCGATGTTATAGATCGACAGCGTCGGCCGCGATTGCAGCCGCCGCGACACCGCGCCGCCGTTGAAGCTGTCCTGCAGCCGATACGCCGTGGTGCCCATCAGCCGGTATAGCTGCCCGGGTAGGACGGCCCCCCTTCATGGCGGGCGGTGACCCAGCTGCTGTCCATCAGGTCGACGGGCGGATTTTCGCGGCCGTCGACGCCGGTCGCTTCGCGGATCGCCGCGACATAGGCCGAATAGCAATCCTGTTTGCGGCCGCGATCGCCGGTCAGCCGGTCGGCGACCTGGTAGGCGAGGCGGCAGGCAAAGGCCTCGACGAACAGCGCGTCCCAATCGCCGGTTTCGGTGATGCGCGCGACATAGCGGATCTCGATCGGCCCCGGCGCGTCGCAGAGCAGCCGGCGGCTGCCCTCGAGCGACCATTTGCGCAGCACGCAGGTGTCGAGCGCATCGATGTCGAGGCGGATGAAATCATCGGGGAGCTGGTATTGATAGGCGAAGCCGAAGATCGGCGCCGGCGCCATGCGCGACAGCTTGACCCGCTTCGTTGCGAAATTCCACAGGTGGCGGCGCAGCACCGCGTCGCGGACGCTGTTCCATACCGCCTTGATCGATCGCGCGGGCTTGGTGTCGTCGTTGGGATCGATCATCTGATCGTCCTCGCCCAGCTTCGACAGCGCAAGGTTGGAAATCTCGACGCGATCCATATCACCCCTCGGTACACCTCAACGGCGAAGCCGGGGCGGCGGGAGGTGTAACCGCCGCCCCGGACGCGCCTGGCAAGGTCAGACGGCGTCGGAATAGAAGATGTCGACCACCGCGAAATTCGCGCTGTCGGGCAGCGCGGCGGCGCCGATGGTCGCGATCACCGTCTTTTCTTCGGTGAACGGATCGGCGGCGGCCGCGTCGGCGATGCCGAAAAGCGTCGGCGTCGTGACCGTGTGCACCGCCGCCGCGCGGAACGCGGCCGCGGCGCCGACGACACCGATCGCGATCGTCGCGGCCGCGCCCAGCGTCGCCTTTGCGGTGATCATGCCGAACGCAAAGGCAGCGCCCGGGGGCAGCTTGCCGAGCGTGATCGTGTCGCCGTCGGCTTGCGCGTCGAAGGGGATGGTCGCGCGCAGGCGCTTGAGCTTCGCCTGATAGACGCGGCCGTCGCCCTTGGCATAGCCGGTGCCGCCCAGCGAGGCGGCGGTTTCGAGGGAAAAATGATTGGCCATCTGGCTTTCCTTTCAAGACGTCGTTGCGGGGCGCCGCACCGCGCGGCGCCCCGCCCTGGTGCGACCCAGGCTTAGGTTTCGTCGCAGGCGACGTAGCCGACCTTGCCTTCCTCGCTACGGGTCGCGGCCACCTGGCGGCGGGCATAGACCTGCGCGGAGAAATGCTTGGTGGGCAGCTGGTCGACGCTCGAGAACATATGTTCCCACATCACCGCATAGATGCCGCTCTTGGTATAGAAGGGCACCTTGCGATCGCCGTTGCCGTCGAGCGTCAGCGCCGCCGCCGCCTTCAGGCGCGGATTGCCGAGCTCGATATGCGCGAAGTTGAAGCCGAACAGCTTGCGCACCAGGCCGTCGCGGATCTCGGCGCCGGTCGCGCCATAGTCGCGGTTCACCGTCTCGATCTGGTTCAGCAAATTGCTGTTCTGCTTGGCCGTGATCGCCATCCAGCATTCCTCCTCGTCGAGGTCGACGTCGTTGGCGCGCAGGATTTCGTTCGCGGCGTTCAGCTTCTTGATCGTCAGCCCGACGTCGCCGCCGCCGCCTTCGTTCACCGGCACGATATTGTTGTTGTCGAACGGGGTCAGGATGGTGCCCTTCAGCCCGGTCTGCGCCGTGCCGAAGATGCCGGTGATGATGTGGCTGTCGGTGCCGCGGCCGATGGCGGCCGAGCCGGCGACCACATATTTGCCCTCGATCTCGATCCCGCTGGCGAGCTTGTCTTCCTTGTCGACCAGGTCGGCATAGACGATCGGGTCGGGCATCGCGATCCAGCGCCCGTCGTGCGGCGTGTCGACATATTGGGTATCGGCGTGGCGGCTGGTCTTTTCGTAATAATCGGCTTCGCCGATCAGGTCGTCGAGCTTCATCAGCTCGCCCGATCCGTCGATCATGGTGACCGTCTTCAGCAGGCGGCTGTCCTTCTGCTGCAGCGCCAGCTTGACGCTGTCGCGATACTTGGTGCGGTGCATCTGGGTAACGAACTGGGACATGGTAGCCTCCGTAAATTTCGGGAATTTGCGAAGGGCTTGGCGGCGCTAAGGCCGGGCCTCTCTGGCGGGTGACGTCCCGCTTGGACGGGGCCCTTTCTCGTGCCCCTTAGTCCGGGCCGCGCGATGCGAACGCACGCTGGCTTGGCGAACAGGGGCGGCATAACGCGGCATGCCGCCCCTGCTCCAAATAGTCGGCTAGCCTTGCGCCTCGCGCTCGCGCGCCTCGGCCGCGGCGACGATCGAAAGCAGGTGCTCGCGGCGCGCTTTCACGTTCGGATCGGACTTCAGCTTGTCGAGATAGCCGGGCTCCTTCCCGACGCGGTCGAGTTCGGCCTGCGCCTCTTCTTTCGACATGCTGAATTTCGGGCGCCCGCCCGCGTCGAGCAGAATATCTTCGCTCATGCCCATCCCAAGCTTGGCGAACAGCGCGAGCGTCTTTTTCGTGCCGAGCCCCTGCTCGATACCGGCGATATCCTCGCCCGACAGCTCGAGCATCCGCATCGCCTTGTTGCCGGCGGCGATATGGGTGTTGAACTTGTCGCCGACCTCGGACCTATATTCGGCGACGCCGGCGTCGCGCTGCTGCACCTGGGCGGTCTCGTGCTGCTGAAGCACGTCGCGCATATAGGCGTTGAACGGTTCGGCCATCGCCGCGAACATGCTGGCGGGGACACCGGCCTTGAACGCGGCTTCGCGCATCACCTTCGCCAGATCCTCGTTGACCTCTTCGCCCTCGCCGAGCTTCAGGTCATATTTGTCGGCCGCGTCGGGGCGGCCGATGGCCTTGTGAAAGGCCTCGACCGTCTCGGCGCTGTCGCCTTCCTTCGGCAGCACGAGCTTCTCGCCGTTGCGAAGCTGGTGCTCGAGCTCACGATAGCTCGACACCATCGCGTCGGGATCCTTGAAGCCCTTCGACTTCACCCAATCGCGCGATGCCGTCTGTCCCTCTCCGGGCGCCTTGTCGCTGAAGATGCCGAGCCACTCGGCCGCGGCGGCTTCGCCGCCGCCTTGTTCGCCCTGTTCGCCGCCGCCACCCGCGCCGGCGGCCGCATCGCCCTGCCCGCCGAGCAGCGCCGCGGCGCCGCCCCCTGCCGCTGTCGCGGCTGCTGCCGCATCACCCTCGCCGCCGGCGGCCGCTGCCGCCCCCGCACCGTCACTCATCGCTCACCTCCACAAAAGGGGCGAGATCCTCGCCCTTCAAACCGATCATGGTCAGGATCCGCAGCGCGACCTCGCGCCGCCCCTCGAGCAGCGCATGCACGCGCGGATCCGCTTCGAAAGTCGATCGATCGACCCGGCAGAATTTGCGCAGGTCGGCCAGCACCTTGCGGCCCGACAGGCTGATGGTGCCGTCATCGTCCAGGAAGACGCGCTGGTAGTGCATCGCCCGGCGGGCGTTCCAGGTCTTCTGCACCAGCTCGAGGAAATCGGGCGCGACGGGATCAGAGGCCAAGCGCCGTCTCCTCGCCGCGCGCGGCCGACAAATTCTTCACGGCCTCGCTGCCCTGGACCAGCTGCGCGATCGCCGACTGCGCCGCCTGCTGCTCGGCGCGTGCCTCGCCCTTTGCCGCGACCTCGTCGGGGGTCGACAGATAGGCCTGCCGGATCGCCAGCGATTTCGCGAGCTCGCGCGGTGCGCGCTGCCAGTTGACGACGTCATAGACCTCGGCGCCGGCGATCGACGCCGCCGGGGTCAGCATTTCGACGAAGCGGCCGAAGCCGATGGCTTCCTCGGCGCGCGCGGCGCGGGTCAGCGGATTGTCATAGATCAGCTTGATGCTCGCGCCTTCTTCTTCCATTTCGGGCGGGGGCGGAGGAATGTCGCCGACGTCGAGCAGGATTTCGAGCTCGCGTTCGGTCTGCGGCGACAGCCATTCGGTTTCGCCGCGGCTCGCGCTGGGGGCGAGCAACATGCCCTGCAGGCGCGTGAGCTCGAGCACCTCGGTCGCGGTCATCCGGTCGCGGCGCTCGAGCACCAGCGACCAGACCTTTTCCAGAAAGGCATCGCGGATCGGCTCGCGCTCATTGTTGAGCAATTCCATGCCGATCGGCAGATTGCCGCCCGTCTGCAGCGGAACGACATTCGGCTGCCCGTCGAAGCCGAGCCCGCCGACATTGATCCCGCCGGGCTTGGTCTGGATCCGCGACAAGACGCCGTCCTCGGGGGTCAGCAGCGGCGGATCGACCGCCTTGTGCCCCGCGCGCAGCAGCGTCTTCATCATTTCGTTGACGGTGCGGATCGATCCCAGGACCTGCATCGCCGGCGATCGGCCGTACCGCTCGCGCGGCCCGGTGACATAGCGCGAGAAGGCGATCGGCATGCTGTTATAGCCGCCCTCGCGCAGCTGCATCTTGTCCTCGACGCAGATGTAGCGGCTCTCGAAGCGCAGGCGGCGATAATCGAACCGGCTGGGGTCGCGCTCGGCGCGCGGGCGGATGACGTGCAGGAAGGTGAATTGCTGCTCGAGCTTGTTCTCGCGGATCGCCTTCAGGATCCCCGCCGACAGATTGTCGGGCCCGAACATCTGGCGCGCCTGGCGCGCGGTGCGTTTGAACTTGCGATGCACCGTGTCGATGCGCCCGGTGAAATCCTCGTCGACATAGATCTCGGACAGGTGCAGCGCCTTGTAGAACAGGCCCTGCCCGGGGCGATGATCGGTCCAGAAGGGCCCGTTGCCATAGCTGCCGATCGAGCGGACGTTCATTCCCGCCTCGGGCTCGAAGCCGGCGGCGGGGCGATAGCGCGCGGCGAACAGCCGATCGGTCGCGAGCTCGGCCCAGCGCTGGAATGCGGGCAACTCATTGAGCGCGGCGCTGGTCGAGACGACATGCTGGTATCGCTCGCCGCGCGGGATCACCATACCGGTATAGGCGGCCTGGAAACGGTCGAGGCCGAGCGAGGCGGTATGATCGAAAATGGCGGTGCCGCGCACCGCTCCCTTCGATTTCTCGGTGAAGCCGCCCTCGCCGATCGGATTGACCCGCTCGTCGACCTCGCGCCAGATCGGCTCCCAGGGCGCGCGATCGCTCTCGAGCTCGGTCTGCTTGTGCAGGATCTCTTCGACGATCGCCGTCTCGCTCATCGCGCGCCCCGTTCCGCCGTCAGCCGAAGGTCAACTGGCCGCGCTTGAACTCGAGCTGCTGGCCCGGGCTCAGCCCGACCGGCGAACCGAGCTCGTTGACGTCGAGCGGGCGCTGCCCGTTCATCAGCCAGACATGCGTGAACTGCGTCGTGCGCGGCAGCGTGTGCGTATTGTGGACGATCGGCCGCGCAACCTGCCAGGCGCCGCCCCGGCGAACCGGGTTGGGCTCAAGCGGTGCGGGCAGCGGCTCGATGACTTTCGCCGGGCCGCGTTCGTTGCCGAGCGCGACGGTCAGCGCATCGCCCTTTTCGACCGCCGCCTTGATGGCGTCGGCCGCGCCTTCCTTCAGCTTTGCGATCGACGCGGCAGCATCGAGCTTCGGCGCGGCCGATGCACGCGGCTTGCGCGGCTTGGCGGCGGCCGCTTTCGTCGCGGCGGCGCGCGTGCCGGCATCGGCGAAGCCTTCGCGCTTGGCGGCGGCGTCGGCCGCGGCGGCCTTGTCGTCATCCTTGGCGGCAGCGGCCGCCGGGGTGGGGGTCGGTTTCGTGTCGGTCATGGCAGGCTCCTATTGGCCGACGAGGGTCTTGACGCCGGTGGCCGCGGCCTCGGCCCCGCCGGCGCCCGTCAAGATGTCCGCGGCGCCGCCACGGCGCTTGCGCAGGCTGTCTTCCTTCATCGCCGCGCGCGCGGCATCGTCGCGCGTCGGCGCGGGCGCCGGTGCGGGGATCTTGGGCTTCTTGAACAGGCCGACCGCGGCGCCGAGCGGCGAGATCAGGGCTTTGGCTACACCGGACATGGCGTCATCCTCCGAACGGATCGTAATCGGCGTCGACCGTTACGACGCTCCGCCCGCCCTGCTCCAAATAGTCGGCGCGCCCGGCGCCGGAGATCGCGCCCGACATGCGGCCCCAGCCGCTACCGACCATCAGATATTGGGCGGCGTCGTGAACGTGGCTGAACTGGTTCTTGACGGGCTTATTCTCGTATCGCCCCTCTTTGCCGGCGATCATCGTCCGCCGATATTTGTATCCGCTGTTGAAGCCGCGGCGCAGGATCTTGAGCGTCGGGCAAATCAGCAGCGCGGGCTGCCCGCCTTCGATCGTCTTGGTCAGGGGGCGCCGCACCGCCTCGAGGCGGATGGTTAGATCATTGTTCGGCACCGGCGCCGGGCGGATTTTCAGTTTCGACACGCGCGCGGCGATCTGCAGCCACGACAACTCGTTGCCGGTCCCGTCGACACCTTTTGCCGCCGAAGGATCGACGAACGCGAATTCCACCGGAAAGCCGGGGAAACGGCTCGCGAGCAGGTCGGCGAGCGCCTCGCCGAACGCCGTGGGCCCCACCGCGGCAAGTTGATCATCTTCCTCGAGGAAGGTGGCGAGCTCGGCGAGCAGGCGCGTCTGCCCGAACTTGGTATGCTGGCCGATCACGGCCGCCGGCGTCAGTCCGGCGTCGATGCCGATGCGAAGCGGCAGCCCCCGGATGGGTTCGATCGGAGCTTCGGCGACATGGCGCGAATTGCTGAACTCGGGATAGACCGGCATGCCGTCGCGCACCGCGCCGAACTTGTTGTCGACCATGCGCCGCTTTTTGTCGGGCGACATCAGCGCGGCCTGCTTGATGTAATAATTTCGGCCGCCCTTCAGATTATGAAGGTTCTCGGCGCCCGGATCCATGCCGCC